CGCGACCGGAGCCCTCGCGAACGTCACCGGGAACGATGCCTGGCAGCAGGGCGTCGGCCCTGGCTCCAACTCCGATGTGCCGACGACCGACATCAACGGCGTAGCGCGAAGTGGAGCGAGCTGTAACCCTGGCGCGTTCGAGGCCGACGGGTTCGTGGCTCCAACCGTGCTGACCCGGACGATTGGTAGCGGGAAGGACTACGCGAGCTTCACCCTGGCCGAAGCTGATGTGACCAACATCGGCACGTCGGCGGACCTGACATTTGAGAACGAGGCGATCGTCTTCGAGGCGGACGCGGGGACGTACTCGGGGAGCGTGACGTTCAGCAGCACGCTGACGACAGATGCGACGAGGCAGGTGACTTATCGTCCGGCTACGGGCGCAGAACACGGTGGAGTCAAATCGGCAGGAGTGATCTTGTCCTCTAGCGGTATTACGGCTGACTGCACCGACAACTACACACGCTTCGAGGGCCTAGTGTTCGTCACCACGGGGTTTTTCGCCATCCGCAGCATCGGGGCGCAAGGTATGTCCTCTGACGCCTGCATCTTCGATGGCAGCGGGGGGACGGGCACCACATTCTTCGGCAATACGGGCGGCAGCACTTCTGACCGCGTGGTCGTCAGCAACTGCGTGGCCTTTGGATCTAACAGCAGCGTCGCACACTACTTCTACACTCGCTCGTATGCGTCCGACAGCTATGTGCGAATCGTCAACTGCACGGCTATTGGCACGACCCTGGGGCGCTCTTACCGTCTAGAGGGACACACGACCTACGCGCTGGATGTTGAGATCGTCAACTGCATCACCTACGCGCCGCGCGCGTATCAGGAGACTGGCACTAACACAACCGTCAGCGGAAGCAACAACTTCGGCGGGCTGAGTGGCGTGGGTCCGTTCCCGGTAGCGATCCAAGGCAACCCATACCCCATCACCCCGACGACCAACACCTCGCCCGGTGCCGGTGACTTCGCCATCTACGTCGCGGCCACGGGGCAGCTCGTCTATGACACTGAAAACGATGTCGTCGACCAAGGGGTCGGACCGGCGTCGAACTCGAACGTGCCGACGACGGGCATCGCGGGTGGGGCGCGATCAGGCGCGACGACTCATCCTGGCGCGTTCGCGACGTTGTTCGGCGCTCCAGCTCCGACCCCGTCAGCTCCTCCGCTATCTCGTCCCTTCACGACGAGCGACGCGCACTCGAACCAGCTCGAGGCCGAGGCGCCGTGGATCTGGCTCTACGAGCTACAGACCACCGACGACCCGCCCCAGCGATACCGCATGACGAACTTCACCGAGAGCGTGGAGTTCGGCATGAACTCGAGCGGCGAGCCGCTCACCTACTCGCCGACGCCGATCATCCACAGCGATGTCGAGGAGGGCTCGGACGGATCGCTGCCGACGATCACGATCACGGTGGGGCACGCAGGGCCGATCGTGGCATCGACCGTGGACGCGGCGAACGGCTTCGTGGGGCAGCCGATCCGCATCACGCTTGTCTCCTCGCTGGATCTAGGCGCGTCCGCGGCATCCATTCGACAGGACGGCGAGGTCGTGGCGGCGTCGATCACGCCTCAGGGGATCGCATTGCGCATCAGCGCGTTCAACCTGTACCAGCTCCAGTTTCCTCCCTTCATCTTCGCGCGGCGGCGGTGTCGGTGGATCTTCGGCTCGAGCGAATGCGGCTATAACACCAGCGCGGTCGGCGCGGGTTTCTCGATCTGCGAGAAGACCCTGGATGCGTGTCGCGCTCGAGGGGACGACGAGGTCTCGCTCGGCCTCCCGCGCCAGCACCCGGCGAGGTTCGGCGGCTGGCCGGGCATCCCGAGGGCCGGCCGATGAAGGCGCGCGCAATCGAGTACCAGGATCTGCTCGAGGTCCCCTACGAGAGCGGTCGCGTCCGCCTCGAAGAGGCCGGCACCCTGGACTGTTTCGGCATGACCGCCGAGGTGGTGCGGAGGGCGTGCGGGGAGGATGCGTTCGACGACTTCCTCCAGCTCCTCGAGGACCCCGATCGCGAGCGGTGGACCCAGGTGAACATCCTGCACCCGAAGCTCGGCGACGTGGCTCTGAGCCGGTGCCCAGAGCGCGGGCTCCACGTATCCGGGGTGGTCTCCCTGGACCCGCCGACCGTCCTGAGTAGCAGCAGCGTCCTCGGCGCCTACGCTTGGCGGCTCTCGATGATCTCGGACTTGATCGGCCTGTATCGCTATCCTAGTAGGTGAGATGGTCACGGCGGTCCTGATCGAGAACCCGCTGCGGGCGGACAAGAGAACGGTCGAGGTGCTCGAGGCGGGCGGCACCCTCGGCGACGCTCTCCCGGACCACTGGACGGCGTGGGTCGCTCGGGTGAACGGCGTCGAGCGCGAGGGCGACTACGTGCTTGATCCCGAGGACTACGTGGTGGCGATCCAGCGACCGGGCGACGCGGTCTCGGTCATCACGAACATCCTGATCTCGCTCGCGATCAGCGCGGTCTTCACGCTGCTGTTCCCGGCTCCGAAGCCGCCGAACGCGAGGGACGACGAGTCGTCGCCGACCTACACCTTCGGCGGGATCACGAACAACCGCGCCGAAGGCCAGCCGATCCCGGTCATCTACGGCCGGATGAAATCGGGCGGGACGATCGTCAACGAGTTCATCGAGACGAGGGGCATCCCTCCGAAGGACACGCTGCGCCAGATGATCTCGTTCGGCGAGGGCGAGGTCGAGAGCGTCGCCGGCGTCTCGAGCGACACGCCGGCAGCGGTGCCGCTCACCGATGCGACCATCCCGAACGAGGTGTTCATCAACGGCAACCCCGCGCAGAACTTCTCGGGCGTGAAGGCGTGGGTCCGGCTCGGGACGAATCAGCAGGATGTCATACCGGGCTTCAACGAGACGCGCACGGTGTTCCCTGTCGGCTCGAACCTGATCTCGGACGAGTCGGACATCTCAGCGTCGCAGACCGCCCTCCTCGTGTCCGGCTTCTCGATCTCCGGCGACGACGAGTTCACGTCCGTGAACGACGCGATCTGGGACGCGAACGAGGTCAGCTTCGACTTCGCGGACGAGGAGGTCGACGGCTTCGTGATCACGCTCAACATGCCGCAGGGGTTCTACGGCACGAACACGAGCACGGGCGCGACGACCTCGGCCTTCCTCGGCTATCAGGTGCGCTACATCGAGCTCGACGGCAGCGGCGTGCCGATCGCGTCCGGCGGCTACAACTCGGACGGCTACGTGCGGCTTCCGGTCGAGGGGCCGTTCCCGCTCCGCGAGCGCCGCCCGTTCCAGGTGCAGTTCAGCGGGCGCTTCCAGGACCCGCAGAACTACTCGCCGTCGACTCCAGGCAAGGCGCTCTTCACCGACGCAGGGAGGACCGGGGCGAACGCGAGCTATGCGGTCGGCACCGGCGGATACTCGACCGGGTTCGAGATCCCGCACCTCGCCGGCTTCGCGTGGATCAAGCTCTCGGCCGCGGGCGAGTACCGCATCTGCACGAGCGAGACGGCCTCGCCGCAGCGCGGGTTCCGATTCGGCATCCGGCTCATCTCAGGGAAGCACGTCCTCGCGCTCCGCATCGGTCGCGGTTCGAGGTTCCTCGAGTATGTGGCTGGGACGTTGCAGAGTGGTAGCTCGTTCGCAGTGCCGGCGACTTCACTCGCTGACGGACTGCTCGATGAGAACGCGATCGACCAGTGGGTGCATGTCGGCTTCGCGTATCGGCAGAACGAGTCGATCACCCTGTTCGTGAATGGTCGCTCGGTGCCGACCGTCAAAGATGAGGGCGTCGGATCTCCGGGGCAGATCGACCTCGAGTGGACCCGCCAGCCCCTCCTCGTCGGCGGGCATCTGACGAACGGGAATCAGCAGGGCGATTTCCTGGTCGACGAGCTGAAGCTGTACGACGCGCCGATGGGAGCCGGCGACGCGAACGCCGACTTCGGAAGCGGCTCGGGCACGGTAGGCCCCGCGCTCGGCCTCGATAACGAGATGTTCTTCCGCGGCGTCTACGACGACGCGAGCGGCGACAACTTCGCCACCAGCCCGGAGACGTGGTTCGCCACGACGCCGACGCTGAACGGCACGGGCACGACCTCGGGCACCGCGGTCGGTTATGTGCGCTCCGGCGCCGCTGGCAACCTGAAGCCCTCGAGGTATCGCCTCGAGATCCTGCGGACGACGCGCACGTCGACGAAGTCGACCGTGGGGAACGACGTGGAGGTGAGCGACATGCAGTCGGTCATCTCCGACTCGTTCACCTATCCGAACGCGGCGCTCATCGGACTCGAGATCGACGCGAGCGAGCAGCTCAACAGCGGGATCCCGACCACGACGGCGATCGTGAAGGGCCGCAGGTGCCCGATCTGGGATGGCGCGTCGACGATCGCTCCGGCGGTGCGATACGAGTGGACCGCGAACCCCGCCTGGATCGCGCTCGAGCTGATCACGAACCGGCGCTATGGGCTCGGGCGGTTCTACGACCTCGCCTCGGTCGACCTCGTGAACTGGAAGGCGTGGGCCGACTACTGCGACGAGGTCGTGTTCGACGGCCGGCCTCGCATCACGATCGACAACACCGGCGGCATCGGGAACGTCTCCGACTTCTACTTCTCGAACGCGCTGACCGACCCGGATACGGGGGACACGCGCGGCGAGATCTGGTTCGAGATCGACATCCGCGACCAGGGGTCGTTGCAGAGCACTTGGCAGGTCGGCAGATATCTCCGATTCTCCGGCCTCCCGGACGCGACGAACCCCGCGGTCGACAACGATCCGAACTCGCCCGACGGCGAGGGCTACGAGATCTTCAGCGTCGAGCTGCTCGCCGGCGTGTGGACGATCAAGTGCTACTGGGACCGCACCGATGAGACCGACCCCTGGACCTCCGGGAATCGCCTGGGTGCTGATGAACTGGCCGGCGGCGTCACTGACCTCGATGGGGCGAAGGTCGAGGGCGGACAGTACCGATTCGAGTTCAACGGCGTGTTCGACAAGATCCAGCCGGCGTGGGATGCGCTCCTCGACATCATGGCGACTGGACGCGCTGCGCCCGTGCCGCTGGGTTCGGAGCTGTCGCTGCGCTGGTCACGACCCCGGTCGGCCATCGGTGTCCTCACGCCGTCGAACATCATCGAGGATTCGTTCACGTGCGACTTCTCCTCGGAGCGCACGAGGCCGAACTCGCTCACGCTGAACATCCTCGACGCCGAGCAGGGCTTCGAGCCGGTGCCGGTGCAGGTGCAGTCGGACGACCTCGACTCGATCACGAACCAGAGTTTCATCCGGCAGGAGAACCAGCAGCTCTTCGGCGTGACCGACTCGGGGCAAGCGGAGCGGCACGGGAAGTACATCCTGAACGTGAACGAGAACCAGCGCCGCTCGGGGACATTCCGCGCTGCGCTCGACGCTCTCCCGTATCAGGTGGGCGACCTTCTCCGGGTCTCGAGCGACGTGCTCCCTCGAGGAGACGCCGGCCGCACGCTGGCATCCTCGAGCCCGACGAAGGCTGCGGCGCTCCTGTCGCGTGAAGCGTTCAGCTCGGGCGACTGGACGGCGAGCAACGTGACCGTGACCGCGAACACCGCGACGGATCCGCTGGGCGGTGGCGCGGTCGCGGATAGCGCGGTGCCGACGGTCGCGAACGGCTACATCTCGCAGGACCTCGACTTCCCGTCGAACGGCGAGGGCTGGGTCTCGGTCAGCCTCCTCGTCGAGTACGGGCTCGGCGCGACCGAGATGCGCCTCGGCCTCGTGACCGACCGGACGGAGAGCACGGTCGCGTTCGACCTCGCCGCTCACACCGCGACCGCGAACGACTCGCACGACCTGCCCGCTCGAGGTCGCATCCAGCCGATGTCGGGCGCGTGGCACTACGTGCAGGCGAGCTTCTACGTGAAGGCGAACGACGGCGCGCTGACCTCGAGCACGCTCACCGCGAAGATCTACCCGGATAGCGCGACCGGGACGAGCGGCTGCAAGATCTCGAAGATCACCGCGACTCAGTCCGAGTACGGCGCGCTGTTCGTGCCCGACCGCGGCATCGTGATCGACCGGGAAGTGACGATCAGCGGCGCCGCGAGCGTGTACGTGCAGGACCTCCGCGGCCAGCTCGTGAGCGGCAGCGTGAGCACCTCGCTGACGCCGAACGCGACCTATTACCCCGGCGACGTGATCTGGCTCCAGTCGAACCTCGTGTCGATCCCGACGCGCGGCTGCCCGTACATCGTCGCCGCGACCGCGGATCAGCTCGTGGTCGAGATCAGCGGCATCTCGAGGTCGCCCGACCTGAGCGCCGAATTCTCCTGGGTCGAGTACGTCGACAGCGCCTATCAGGACGACGCGACCGAGGACGGGAACCGCGACCAGACCATCCTCGACTACCCCGGGCAGTTCCTCGTCAACCAGGGCGTGACCGCTGGCGTCTCGGGCGGGGGCGTCGATACGATGACCCAGACCTCGCCGGGGGTCTTCGTCACCTCGGTCGAGCTGACGTGGGAGAACCCGGTCGAGGCCGAGCAGAGCATGATCGGCTCGAGGATCTTCGTCCGCGAACACGTCGCCGGCCAGGACGATAACGGCGGCTGGCGTCAGGTGGCGGACGTGCAGGGCGTGCAGACCCGCGCGACGGTCACGCTCGAGGGCGCTCGCGCCGGCGAGTTCTACGAGTTCAGCGTCGTGCCGCGCCTTCCCGGGCTGTCGCTCCTGCTGCCCCGTCAGGGCGCGCGGTTCGTCCAGCGCATCCGAGGGCTCGCGTGGCGCCCGCTCGACCCCACGGCGATCACAGGCACGCAGGAGGGCCGCGAGCTGGTCTATGCTGCGACCTTCGAGGAGAACTCTGGCGAGAGCCTCCAGCGCGTGCTCCGTACTGAGTTCCGACGGGGCGGGTGGATCCTCGGACAGCCGGTCGCGCTGACGGCCGAGGGGTCGCCGTCCGTGACCTCGAGCGACACCTTCGAGGAGCTGTCCGGCGAGACGGTCGGCACGATCTACGGGCGTTCCCTGAACCGCGCCAACGTGTACGGCGCGGCGCTCGAGGTCGACACCGGCTACACCGCGCTGAAGGGCACGGGCACGCCCAACCTCCAGTTCGACGCCGAGGAGAAGTGGGAGACCGCGACGAGCGGCGGGTGGGTCCTCGGCTTCCCGGCGATCGAGGGGCCGTTCGTTACGAACCTGACCGAGAACGCGGCCGGCTACCTCGAGTTCGACGGCTCGGCGCTCACCGGGAACTTCCGCACGAGCTTCGACGCGACGCAGGTGGTGGGCATCGGCCAGTCGCAGCAGCCCCGACCGCTCCTCATCATGGCGGCCGTGCGCGCGGAGCAGGTGCACCCGGTCACGCTCGACGAGCTTCCGTATGCGCTCGGCAGCCTCGAGATGCAGCGGTGGTCTTTCGAGGGGCCGACCGAGGTCGCGGACGACGACCTCGCGAACTGCACCCTCGAGCTTCAGATCCGGGTGAACGTCGACGGGACCTCGAGCGGATGGTCGGCCTACGAGCCCTTCCGCTGCGGCGTGTTCAACTGCGTCGACTTCCAGCTCCGGCTCTACGCGACGCGCCCGAGCACGGACTACCAGATCAAAATCCACCAGCTCCACACGAACGTCGCCGTGCCGCTCAAGGCCGCGAGCGACACCGACACGCAGCTCGGATTCCACCGGGATGAGATTCTCTGATGCCGATTCAACTTCACGAGCAGGAGGCCCGGCGCGATGTGCTGTCGGGGTCAACCGGAGGGGGCGCGATCTCGGTCGCGCTCGACTACACGAACGCCGCGGACGTGACGACGGTCCACCATGTCACGACCGGCTACGCCGACAGCATCTGGCTCCAGGCGCACAACAAGCACAGCGCGGACGTGACGCTGTCGCTCGTGCTCAACCCGAGCGACGACACGAGCACGAGCGCAATCGACGCGGTGACCGTCGACGTGGTCATCCCCGCGAACGACTCGCTGTGGGTCCTCCAGGGCGACGCCTTCCGCCTTCGCGGGTCGAACACGAAGACCGTGGCAGCCTACACCGCGACGGCTGACGTGAACCGAATCCTCCTGACGGGCTACGTGGTTCGCGTGGCCGGGAGCCTCCTGTACTGATGGCGAAGGACCCGAGCAAGGATGCGAGGTCGAGGACGCTCAAGCAGGTAGCTGCCGCGGGCTACCTCACGGAGATCGCTGACGGTTCGGTGACGCTGGAGATGCTTGAGCACATCCAGACGAACTC